ACGCCCATTAGGACATCACCGAGCGTGCGGATTTCCCGAATCTCGTTTTCGAGCAGTGCGCGCCGCACGGCGGGATGCTTCGGATCGGGCGTGATCAGCACGTAGTCGAGCAGTTCAGAGATTAGCGCGTGCACGGCGCGCGGATCAGCGCCCTGCAACAGCTTCATGATTGTGTCGATCGGCACTTCGCCTTTCGCGACGTTCAGTTGTTCGAGCAGCGCTTCGTAGGACTCGACGCGCAGCGCGGACACCAAGCGCAGTACGAAGCCCGACAGCGTGAGCGGGTCGATCTCAACGCAATGGAATGTCTTGCCGGCGTCGCGGCCGTGTACGCCCGGTACGGCGTACGTGCGGGTATCTTCGGGCAGGTTGTGTGCGTCGATCATTGGTTCGCCTGTTGTGCGTGCCATTCGCGGATGGCGTTCACATTGAGAATTTCACACAAATTGAACACGTCCTCGGTGCTCAGAACGGTTTCCATCTCGCGATATGTCGCCATTCTATCACCGAGCACGGCTGCGATTTGCGGGGAACAGAACGTCGCGCGCACCGTGCCACTGCCGGCGAGGATGTTTTGCGCCTGGAACGTGACGGGGATTTCGAGCGACTCGCGCCCGATCAGGAAGTCGACGTGCAGCAATAGCGCGGCGTGCTGGAGGCGCTCGATGTTGCGCCAATCCTTGATGTCGCGGCGGATGTCGAGCGAGTGGCTGCGCTGCGCGTCGTCAATCACTGCCCCCTCAACGAATGGCAGGAGCGTGTCCGCGCCGAGCTTGAGCGCATCACGCGAGTGCTTGAACGCGAGCGCCGATACACCGCCGTCCGCGTCCTCGCCGAGTTTGGCCAGTATCGCGCGCGCGGCGCGGTCGGCGATCAGCGCGGGTAGCTCCGTCAACCGGATCTTTAGCCCGACGTCCCTGCCCGATAGCGTGATGGTACGGTGTTTGAGCATTTGGACCTTGCACGAAAAAAAAAAAAAACCGGGCGCGAGGCCCGGTCGAATCCCCCTCGACACGGAGACAGACATGAAGTCAGCCCGACTATAACGAAACTTCGCTAATTGTGCAAGAAACTTGCGCGTCACCCGACGACGCTCGTCGCGCCGTTGTCCTGCGGGTTGCCGTAACAGAGCACGTAGCGCGTGCCAAAACCAGTCCAGACAGGATCGGTCTGCCCTTGCAAGTCGGCGAAGAACAGCGCCTGCGGCAGGCCGAGATAGCCGGCGGAATTGATGTTTGTACGGTCCAGACACAACCGGCTCGCGGCGATCGACGCGCCGTTGTAGGCCGCCGTCATGAACAGCCCGTAGTCGGTCGTCTCAAGCTCGATCGTCGCGGATTGCCCGTCGAGAATGCACGAAAATTGCTGGTTGGCCTGCTGCTGGAGCGGAATGATGGTGTAGGCCATGTCAGGTCAATGTCACGACTGCGTTATTGCCGCTCACGTCGGCGACGTTGAGCGTGCCGGTGATCTCGCGCACCGAGCCCGCAGCGAACTGGAACACGGCAATCGCCGTCTCGCACAGCGGCACGTTGAGCGCTTCCGTGTTGAACGCGTTCTGCACGACGGCCAGATTGGGCGCTGCGCCGAGTATCTGGTCGTAACGGACGCCCTGCGACGTGTCGAAGTACACCTCGCCGCGCCAAGCCCGCGTGCGTGTTGCGACGTCCTGCGCTAAGCGCATGCCGGGGCCAGTCTGCGCAGACGCGGGCGTCGCGTCGCCTACGGTCGCAATGTTACCGTAAACATCTGTAGTTATGTCCCAAAGGGCGGTGTCGAGCGCGAGTGTGTCCATGCCCGGATATTAGCCGAAATTTGCGCTGAAATTTAGCGAACGACCGTGCTAATGACAGAATGACACCTGACGACGGTGTTTTGAAAACTCTCTACAACTACAAATGCTATATAACTAGAGGAATTAGATCACTTTTAGATCACAGAGAATAATTCATAATATATAAAGTCATGTCATTGTGTCATAGAGCGTCAGCCGGTCGATAGAAGGGCGCTATCGAAATAGCCGTGCAATTGCGTTACACTCGCGCGTATGACTGCACTGCAACCGATCAAGGCGTCGCTCATTACCGATCTCGTGGACCTCATCAACGAGAACATCGGGGCATTGTTGCGCGTCAAGGTTGTCGGTTGCCCGGATTGCGGCGGCCGCGGCACGACCGGCGGCGAAGTGCTCGCCGATGGCGTGATTCGCGACGACGGCACGCTAGCGACCTGCGCGACCTGTAACGGCGTCGGCGCGGTCGAGCGTTACGAACTGGACAACGAAAAGCTCAAGCTCCAGCGCTACGGCCGGTTGATCGAAGGCTTCGACATGAAGCATGGACAGCTGGTCCCGAAATTCCGGTCGAAGGACAAGGCTTTCGCAATGCTCGTCAAGCTGCTCGGATTCGACAAGGCCGTACTCGAAATCGCAAATTCGTCCACTTTCGCCGAAACGCTGTCCGTCGAGCAGCGCGCGACGTACGTCGAGCAGTTGAAAGAGATGGCTGGCATGGGCTTGCTGGACGGCGTAGGTGCGCAGCCATGAGCGAAGTTGTCGAGCCCGTCACAGACGTTCCTGACGCGAATGGGACCAGTTCCATTGATCCGGTCGATTTCCTGATCGACGCGGCGCGCGTCAACTTCGCTGCGTTCGTCTCCGCAGTGCATCGGCCACGCTTCCGGCACTCGGCGTTTTCCGCGGCGGTGTGCAAGCAGGTGGACAAGTTCGTCGATGATGTGATCGCCGGCAAGCGCCCTGTGCTGATGCTTACCGCGCCACCGCAGCACGGCAAATCGTCGCTTATCTCGCGCTGCTTGCCGCCGTATCTATTCGGCCGGCTGTCGGGCAAGCTCGACGCAGTGCGCATTGCATGCTCGTCCTATGCGCTGCCACTCGCGCGCCGGAACACGAAAGATGCAAACTCGATCATGGGCGAACCCGTCTACCGGGCGATCTTTCCGCACGTGTCGCTGATCGGCTACAACGGCGTGGACAACGCCGATGGTTTCGACGTGCCCGGTGGTGGCGGCCTGAAAGGCGTCGGCGTGAAAGGTTCGTTGACGGGTTTCTCGGTCGAAGTCGGCATCGTGGACGACCCGACGAAGGACGCCGAGTCCGCGCTGTCGCCCGTACAGCAGGACGCGATCGAGGCGTGGTACGAATCGGTGCTGCTCACACGCCTGCAATCGCGCTCAGGCACAGTCATCATCGGCACACCCTGGTCTGCGAACGATCTGATCGCGCGTGTGCGGCGCAAGATGCGCGACGATTCACGTTTCACGCTGCTGTCGTTCCCTGCGCTCAATCTGCCCGGCGAGACTGGCTACAACCCGGACCTGCCGGAAGGTGCGCTCGTGCCGCACCTGCACGACGAGACGAAGCTGCGTGAAATGAAAAAAAACATGAGTTCCTTTTGGTGGAGCGCCATGTTTCAACAAGTCCCTATGGCAGAGTTCGGGGCAATTTTCAAGCGCGAGCATCTCCAGCTGTATCGGCGCGCCGAGCTGCCGCAGACATTCGTGCAAATGTGCATAAGCGTCGACGCGACGTTCAAAGACGGCAACGCGTCGGACTTCGTAGCAGTTGGTGTATGGGGAAAAACGGCAGATGACCGCGTGTGGCTGGTGGATTTCCGACGCGAGCAGCTCGCGTTCATGAATACGGCACGCGCGATAATTGACCTGAAGAAGAAACACCCGCGTGTGATGCGGATTTACATCGAAGAAGCTGCGAACGGCGCGGCACTTCTGGACATGCTCAAAAAGCACATTGTGGGGTTAGTCGGTGTGCCTCCACTCGGTTCAAAAGAAGCCCGCGCACACGCCGTTGCGTGGGTGTGGGAAGCAAATAACGTGCTACTCCCACACCCCGACGAGTCGCCGGGCATCCAACCGTGGATTGACGAGATAACGAGCTTCCCGGACACCATAAGCGGGCACGACGACACTGTAGATTGTATGTCCATCGCACTACAGCAATTGTGCTTGCGGTCCCCGATTGCGGCACTCATAACGAAAGACATACTGCGCGCTGCCGGAGGTTGAACATGGTATAGTTCTACCAACTAGCGAGGTAGAACATGCTGATAAACACTTCTGGCATTTACGCGATTCAGACGCCTTCCGGCAAACGTTACATCGGCAGTGCGCAAAATCTCGCGCGCCGGCGGTCAGTTCACTTTCACAGGTTGCGAAAGGGCTTGCACCATTGCGCAGGTTTGCAGCGCGCATTTGATAAATATGGCGAGGCGCAGTTGGTATTCAGCGTTATTGAGCATTGCGCAGTCGCGCGCCTGATCGAGCGCGAGCAATACCATCTGGATTGCGCCGCGCCGCGCAGTCTGTATAACGCGCGCAAGCAGGCTGATAGCAACCTCGGTTTGCGACAATCGCCAGAGACACGCGCGAAGCTGTCGGCGGCTCACACAGGCAAAGAACACACGCAGGCGCACAAAGACAATGTGGCACGTGCAAAGCGTGCGCAGACCCCGGAGACGCGTGCAAAGATTTCCGCCGCGCTAAAGGGTCGCCCAATGAGTGACGCCGCCCGCGCAGCGCTTCTTGCCGCGAATGCTGGCCGCTCATTGACCGTTTCACACATCGAGAAGATCAGGAAAGGCAACGCAGGCAAGTCGCGATCCGCAGAAACGCGTGCAAAGATTGCCGCTGCGAGGACTGGCAAGAAACACTCGCCCGCGACACTCGATAAGCTACGAAAGCCCTGCGCGCCAGAAACGAAAGCAAAGATTGCCGCGGCACAGCGCCGCCGTCATGCTGAACGTGCTATCGTTCGGGAATTGCCCTTAGCAAATCCCTATCATGAGCCGAAAAAATCCGTACATTACGCAGACAAAGACAGCACAAACGGCTAAACCGGCCGAACCGGCGAAACCTGCGGGCATCTCGTCCATGCGCGCGCAGGCCGCCGTCGAAGCGGTAACGGACGCGCGCGGCCCATCGCTGCGCCTCGCCGAGTCGTACCGGACCGAACCGCGCAACTACACGGATCATGAGCGCGCACAAGCTCAGATGGCGATGGACTTTAACGGGACGTCGATGAACGCGCTTACGTTCGTCGAGAACACAGGATTTCCCGGCTTTCCGACGCTCGCGCTGCTCGCGCAGTTGCCCGAATACCGCGCGATGCACGAGACGCTCGCCGACGAGTGCGTACGGTGCTGGGGCAAGGTCGTGTCGGCGGGCGCGTCGGATGCAGCCAAGTTGCAGGAAATCGAAGCGGAACTGGAGCGCATCGATCTGTGCGCGATCATCCGGCAGGCAGTGATTCATGATCAGGCGTTCGGCGGCGCGCATGTATATTTCAAGCTCAGGAACGATGCCGACACGCGCAGCCTGCCGCTGCTCATGAAGCCCTATAACGTACCGAAAGGCGCGTTTCAGGGCTTGCGCGCCGTCGAGCCGTATTGGGTGACGCCGAACAATTACAACTCGATCGACCCGACTGCGGCCGATTTCTACAAGCCGTCGAGCTGGTGGATGATCGGGATCGAGACGCATGCAACGCGCATGCAGACGATCATCTCGCGCCCGGTCGCCGACATGCTCAAACCGACCTACTCTTTCCGCGGCGTCAGCATGTCGCAGCTCGCCATGCCGTACGTGGACAACTGGTTGCGCACGCGCCAGAGCGTGTCGGATACAGTCAAACAGTTCTCCATCTCGGGCGTCAAGACCGATCTGCAACAGGCGTTGCTGCCCGGCGGCACGCAGGAGCTTGCGCAGCGCGCCGCGCTCATCAACGCGTATCGGGACAATCGGAACATCCTGTTCCTCGACATGGCGACGGAAGAATTCTTCCAGGTCAACACGCCATTGTCCGGGTTGGACGCATTGCAGGCACAGGCACAGGAACAGATGTCGGCCGTCTCACACATCCCGCTCGTCAAGCTGCTCGGCGTCACGCCGACCGGGCTTAACGCATCGAGCGAAGGTGAGATTCGCGTGTTCTACGACTACGTGCGCGGCTATCAGAAAAACGTGCTCACGTCGCTCGTGATGAATGTGCTGCGCGTCGTGCAGCTGTCGTTGTTCAGCGAAGTCGATCCACACGTGATCTGGGAATGGGCGCCGCTGCTCGAGCTCACCGCACTCGAACAGGCCGACGCGCGCGCGAAGGATGCGGACACGGATGCGAAATATCTCGAAGCGGGCGTCGTCACGCCCGAGCAGGTCGCCGAAGTGCTGCACAATGACGCGCACTCACGCTATGCCGGCATTCTCGATACTGGCGAAACGCTCGAAACGACGGCGGATGACGACATTGCAGGCATCACACAGCACATTCTGAACATCGGCAGCGAAGGCGGCCCGCTGCTTGAGGGCGCGGGC